CTCGGCGCGGTGCATCGTGGGCAACAGCTCGAGCGGCATACGTGAGGGCAGCTTCCTCGGCACGCCGTGCGTCAACGTCGGCACGCGGCAGCGGTGGCGTGAGCATGGCCCGAACGTCATCGGCACGCCGCACGACGCCACGGCCATCTCAGAGGCCATCAAGGCGCAGCTCGCACACGGGCGCTACCCGAGATCGGACCTGTACGGCCACGGCCGCGCGGCCAAGGCCATCGCGCACATACTGGCAACCGCACCGCTGCCGGCGGTGCAGAAGGAGTGGAGCGAATGAAAAAGAAAGAAATGCGTATGCACCTGGCCAACGCGCGTTGGGAATGCCGGGAGAAGGCCAAGAGCCTTCGCGCGATGGCGCAGAAGATAACCCAAGATTCGAACATGATGGTGTCCAAGCTAAACCAGCACGCCGCCGCGCTCGAGGAGCAGGCCGCGGACATGGAAAAGGCCGGGGCGACGCAGAAGGAGTGGAGCGCATGACCGTGCTCGCAGTCATCCCGGCCCGTGGCGGCTCGACGCGCATCCCGCGAAAGAACATGCAATTGGTCGGCGGCATGACCCTGGTCGAGCGGGCGTGGCGGTGCGCGGCGGATGCGTTCGGCGCCGACCGCGTTATGGTCAGCGTTGACGACGACGACGAAATACTCGACCACGTGAAGTCCTGGGGCAAACACGCCGACTGGTGCATTCGTCGCAAGGAGGCGCGCGGCGACGCACCGATGGCCGCGGTGCTACTCGACGCATTCAAGACCAGCGATACTTCGGCCGATTGGGTCGTGTGCGTCCAGCCGACGACCCCGCAGCGAACAGCGGCCGACCTTGGCGATGGTCTTGAGGCGGTGGCGCAGGTGGGCAACACCGACGGGTCCGCAATCTGGGACAGGGCGGCGGTCAGCGTCCACGACGACGGCCAGCACCGATGGGTGCGCAATGGGGCCTTCTACGTCACGACCCCCGAAATTCTGAAGACGGGCACGGTGCTGTGGCGCACGACGGTGGTCGAGACGGCGCCCTACATCGACATCAACACGCCCGAGGACCTGGCCCGGGTGCGGGAGCTGATGGGGTGACCCTGCCCCGCCTTCCCCGCGACACGCTCGTGCTGAGCGACGCGCCCGAGGTGCTGACCGTCGCCGCCCGCCGCGGCTACCCGACATGCGACGTGCGGGGCCGCGACGCGGACTGGCTCGCGGCGCACTGGTCGCGGCTGTCGCGGCGGAACCCGTCTGCGATGCTCATCCTGCGCGATGACGTGCCCGCCCTGCGTGACGTGGTGGCTCGGGGCTGCGCACGCGCGGCGGTTAACGGGCAGACCGGGGCGACGCGCTCGCGAGCGTGGGTCACCGGCATACTGGCGCAGGCCCGGCTGCTGCTCCACTATCCGCCGGCCCAGGCGCTCGCCGGCCAGCTACGGGGCATCCCCGCATTCGTGGTGGGCGCCGGCCCGAGCCTGTCTCACACCGCATTCGCGGCGAACCGTGCCCGCCGCCACGGCGTCGTCGTCAGCGTAAACGCCGCATCGCGACTCGTCGATGGGCAGTGCGTGCTCACCGTTGAAGCCAACAACATGTGCGCGAAGGTCATGCCGCGCGACTCGGTCCGGCTGTTCGTTCTCGGTTGCCACCCGGCCCTGCTCGAGCATGGCGCGGGTCCGCTGATGCCGCTTTGGTGTGGTGAGGTGTCCGGCCCGCTGGAGTCGCTGACAGGGCTGCCGCGGGTGGCGTGCTCGGCCTCGGGTAGCACCGCCGCCGTCTCGCTCGCGTATGCGTGGGGCTGCGACCCGATCGTGCTCGTCGGGCAAGACCTGGCGTGGACTGGTGGCCGCGTATACGCTGACACCGACGACCGGGTGCGCTCTGACGGGCGCTGTGACTGGTCGGTCGCGGCTCGCGCGCAGCACCGCCATGCTCCTCTGCCCGAGAGCTACGAGCTCCACGCCGTGCCGGGCTGGGGCGGCGGCCCGGACGTGCAGACGTCGGATGGCTTCGACGTCGTGGCGTCGTGGCTGTCGTCGGCGTCGGGGCTCGTGCGGAGCCGGCTGCTGAATGCCACCGGCGGCGGCCGGCACATCCCCGGGTGGCAGGACGTGCCGCTCGACGAGGTGCTCGCCTCGCTGCCCGTGCGGTCACTGACGCCAGCCGACATCGAGCGGGCGTCGGGTGACCCCATCGTTTGCGCCGCCGAGCTCGATGCCTGGCTCGGCACCGCCCCCGACGCATTCCTGGAGCCATATGCCCTGCCCGACGTGCTCGCCCTGCTGCGTGAGCACCGTTCCCGCCCACCGTATCGTATGCCGTGGCGCGAGGCCCGCGCCGTCCGCACCCTGTGTGGTAGCATTGACACCGTGGCGGCCCGCTGCCGCCGAGACCTGGAGACGCTATGCAGCGACACACGACACACACGCTCGCAGACCTGATCGCTGAATGTGACGAGGTGCGCGCCATCGCCATGAGCTACGAGCGCGAATACAAGGACCGCAACGGCAACGTGAAGTCCTGCGCCGCACCGGACGGGCGCACCGCGCTGGCCGCGACCGAGCTCAAAGCAAAGCTACTCGGCTACCTGGGCAAGGACAGTGCGCTCACGCCGGAACAAGCCCGAGCCGAGCTGAAGCGCCTCGGGTTCAAGGTCGTGCGGCAGCCGGCATGAGCGAGTACCCGCCGGCCGTAATGCGCCTGGTGCGCCTCGCTGCCGCCGCCGACGACACCGGCGAGGCGCGGTGGTGCCCGCACACGCCCACGGCGCGGCAGGCAGAGTTCCTAACGTTCGACGGGCTCGAGGCGCTCTACGGTGGCGCCGCAGGCGGCGGTAAATCCGACGCGCTGCTCATGGGGGCGCTGCAGCACGTCGACATGCCCGGGTACTCGGCCATCCTGTTCCGTCGCACGCACACCGACCTCGCGCTGCCCGGTGCCATCATGGACCGCGCGCATGAGTGGCTCGCGGGGACCGCCGCGCATTGGGCGGACCGGGACAAGTGCTGGACGTTCCCGAACGGCGCGACGCTGACATTCGGCTACCTCGATGGCCCACGCGACCGGTTCCGCTACCAGTCCGCGGAATTTCAATACATCGGCTTCGACGAGGTCACGCAGTTCGAGGAGCGCGATTATCTGTACCTGTTCAGCCGGCTGCGGCGGACGGGAGAAATCGCTGCACCGCTCCGCATGAGGGCCGCCACGAACCCCGGGGGCATCGGGCACGAGTGGGTCAAGCGGCGGTTCATCGATTCGCCCGAGTCGCGCGTGTTCATGCCGGCCAAGCTCGAGGACAATCCGCACCTCGATCGCGCCGAATACGAGACGGCACTGAACCAACTCGACCCCGTTACGAGGCAGCAACTACGCGACGGGTTGTGGATTCGCGACCCGTCAGGACTGGTCTATTCGTCGTGGGACGACGCGCGCAACACCACGGCGTGTCTGCCGCCGCTACCCGAGGGCGAGCAGTGGACCAAAATCCTCGCGTGTGATTTCGGCGTCGTCGACCCGACGGCATTCGCGGTATGGGCGTTCTGCGAGCATGACCCGTGCGCGTACCTGCTGGAGTCGGACCAGTGGACCGACCTGGCGCCCAGCGAGGCCGCGGAGATTGCGCGCGAATGGGACCGCAGGCATGGTGGCTTCGCTGCCATGGTGGGCGACGTCGGCGGGCTCGGCAAGGGCTTCGAGGCCGAGTGGCGCAAGCGGTTCCATCTGCCGCTCCGCGCTGCGAAGAAAAATGACAAACTGGGCTACATAAAGCTATTTAATGGCGCGTTACATAACGGCACCATCCGCGCGCTGCCGTGGGCGAACGAACAGCTAATCGCCGACCTTCGCGCGCTGCCGTGGGCCGACGAGCAGCACACCCGCGAACACCCGGGCTCGCCGAACCATTTGTCCGATTGCGCCTTGTACGGATGGCGCGAGTCCCGGTCGTGGGCGTGGGAGCCGCGCGTCGTGCCGCCGTCTGACGAGGCCGGCATCCGACTCGCACAGGTCGAGGCTCGCAAAAGCAAGCTAGCAGAGCGAAACCGGCGTCGCCAGAGCGACACCGACAACGAATGGATATGGAATGACTGAAATCGAATCCGTGTATCTTCGCGACTACGTGATCTGCGTCGGCTGGGGCGACGCGAAGCACCGCACGCAGCTGACCAGCGCCCACGCCAGGATCGAGCTCGACCTCGCGGCGCGTGTGCTACACGTCACCCCGCGCAAGCGCGGAGAGCCGCTGAGTATCCCACTGGACATGGTGCGCCAATGGCAGACGACCCCCGTGCCGAGCTGTTCAGCCGATGGACCGGCGCCACCTGTGTCGGCGCGGCCCCGGCCGCGGCCCCCTGTCAAGCGGTAGTGAGCCTGCGCGACGAGCCCATCCGCGGCGCGCTGAGCGACGCCCGGGCTAGCGCGGCTCGGTGGCTGGAGTGGTACGCGACGCTGCCGTGGTGGCGGCGGCTAAGCCCGTTCTGACTCTGGACCACATCCACGCTCGCCGTCCAGCCCAGGGTAGGACGCTGCACGAGTACCCGGTGCCGTATCCGCCGAAGGTCCGGGCCACCGCGGTCTGCGTGGCCGGCCCGACCCGACACCGGCAGGCGTGCAGGAGCAGGATGCGCAGCGTCTCGCGGTAGCAGGCCCGGGTCGGCTCGAGCCCGATGCCGGCCAGCTTGCGACTACCGGTCATGATCTGACCGAGGCAGATGCTACGGCCTGCGTCGCCGCGCCGGCTGCCCTCGTGGACGCGCCGGTCGAAGCGCCCGCTTTCTGCCCAGGTCTTGACCAACGCCGCCGCCGCCCAGTCCGCCCTGGTCCACCCGTCCAGCCACTCGTCGGCGCCCACCGTCTCGGCCTCGATGGCCGCAGCGATGGTCGCCAGCCGCCCGAGCCGCTCCGCGCCCGACTCGCACGCCCCGTGGCTGCACACCGGATGCGGCAGCGCCAACGCAGCCCATAGGACCGCTGCTCCAATGCCCATGTGCGCGCTTATACCACATGGCCCCACGGCGACCCATGTCGTGAGTTGCGCTTGACCCAGGACTGTGTTAACGCTGTTCACATGGACGTCCCCGGCGACGTGGACCGCCTGCGTGCCGTGCTCGAGCTCGCCTCCGAGAGGGGGCTGCACCTCGCGCGTGTACGCGTCGGTAGCGTCGAGATACAGCTCTCTGCCAGTCCCCACCCTCCTGCTGTCGCAGAGCCCGTGGGGCGTCCACCTTCCGCCGAGGAGCTCGCCCGCCGCGCGCGTGCAGAGTTCGTCGAGACGATGTACGCCGCCTCCGAGGGCCACGACTTTGCGTGAGTGGCCCCACGGCTGGGCTGCGCTTCGGCTGGTCGGGCCGGCCGAGCCGCTGCGCGAGATGCCGACGTTTCTGGCGGTCGTCTGGCACATGCCGATCTGCTACGCGCTCGGTCGCAGCGTCGTCCGCGACCGCTACTGGTGTTGGGCCCCTGGCCCTTCGGCTGCGCTCGCTGAGCACGAGGCGGCGCTCGCCGAGCACGAGGCTGCGAATTGACCTGGAGCGCGGACGATCTCCGCTGGTGGTCCCGCAAGGGCGCCAAGCACGACCAGGTCACGCAGCTGGTGCAGGGCATCCAGGAGCGTGCCTCCTACCGGCGCGGGCTCAACACCCACCATCTACGCCTCTACGCTGACCGGCAGGTGAGCGGGCTGACTGCAGGCACCTACGCCGGCAGCGCCAGCAGCGCGCTCGAGCTGCGTCCGCGTCTGAGCATCAACGTCGTGCGGAACTGCATCGACTCGGTCACGGCGCTAGTGACGAAGACCCGGCCGCGTGCCACGTTCCTCACGGACGGCGGCTCGTGGGACATGCAGACCCGTGCGAAAAAGCGCGGGCAGTTCGTCGAGGCGGTGTTTCACGCCGAGGACGCCTATCAGCTCGGGCAGCGTGCGTTCAAGGACGCGGCGATTTTTGGTACCGGGTTGATCAAGGTATGCCGCGAGCACGGCCGCGTACGCATCGAAAAGACGTTCCCGGGCGAGCTGCTTGTCGATGACGCCGAGGCGATCTACGGCGAGCCGCGCAGCTTCTTCCAGGTCCGCACCGTGGATAAGCTGGTCCTGAAAGAGCTTTTCCCGGGCCACGCCAAGGACATCGAGTCGGCCAACCCACCCGACAGCCGCATTTACGGCCGCGCGAGCATCGCGGACCAGGTCGT